GGCGTTCTTCGCGGAGGCGAAAGCCTGCATGTGGCGGGTCAGGGTCACGGGCCCGTTGGCGGGGCTATTGTGCTGGCGCATGTTCTGGATGGCCACGTGAACGATCTCATCTTCGGTCAGGCCAAGATCGATGACCCACCGGGCGGCGATCAGGGGGGCATCGGCCGCGACCCAGTATTTTGGCCAACCCTTGCCTTTCGGGTCGTTGAACCCGAGGGCCTCGGCCAGCTGCGAGACGAGGGACGGGCCGAGACAGGGCGCGTCGACCACGGCGGTCGCGCGTGCACCCTCCTCCCCTCCCCTTGACGGTTCAGTGATGGTTCTTGACGGTTCGGGTGCATCTGCTGCGGGGTTTGGGCGCATCTCCTGCGGGGTTTGGGGTGCATCTGCTGCGGGGGTGCATTTCCTGCGGGGTGCATCTGCTGCGGGGTTTGCGCTGATAAAATACAGGTTCGAGTTACCCTTGCCGCCGCCCGGAACGATGCGGATATAGCCATGCTCGACCAGCTTTCGGATGTTGGTTTGGACCGCCCGCTCGCTCAGGCCGGTTCTCTGGCATAGACGCGCGATCGAGGGGTAGCACCGGCCTTCGTCGTCTGCATGATCAGCCAGCGCGAGCATGACCAAACGCTCGGTTGGACCAAGGGTTGCGCTTTCGAACACGGCTGACATCAGGCGGATGCTCACGTCACCACCTCCACCTCGACGATCACCGCGCCCTCCCGGCACCGCTCACCCCGCACCGGGGCTTGCAGCCTGATCCGGCCATCATCGATGTGCAGCACGGCCGCGAGGGCATCACGGGCGCCCTTGTTCGCGGTCACCACGTTGTCATCGTCCACGGTGACGACGCTGCTGGGCGGGCAGTAAATCAGCGTCATGCGCAGCTCTGCATCGGCAGGTATGCGGGCCATGTGCCAGCCAGCCTCGCGCGCAAGGGCGTCCGCTGCGCGGCGCTGTGCCTTTACCTTGCGGGCGCGCTTGCTCCAGTGCAGGCGCGAGTTGGCGGAAAGTTCCGAAGTCTTCGCCCATGGCAGTTTTACGCGGAGGATCATGCTCTGGCCCTCACCACCGCCGGAAAGCGGTTCTGCGCGTCGAAACGGAACCACGCCGCGTTATCCTTCCCCGGCGTGCCGTTCCCGAGCCACGAGACGCGGCCGATGGGCACGATGTCGGAACATTGCCCGATCAGGCGACCGAAATAGCCATTGGCGGCGAAGTCCCAGGGCAGCAGCACCCAAGCTGGCGCGATGCCGATCAGGTGCTTGATGATCGACAGCGCGGGGTCGCCCTTCCCGCCGGTGACGGGCCAAGGAACATTCGTCACCCAGAGATCAACATCATCCGCCGCCTCGATATCGGCCACGGCCATCGCCTCAATGCCCGGCCCTTGCGGTTCCAGATCCGTCGCCCAGACGCATCGGCCCGCTGGCCACAACTCAGCCAGATGCCCGATCAATGCCCCGTTGCCCGCGCAAGGCTCGCCATACCGGGCACGCGGGGGCAGATATGGAATCAGCGGGACGGCGGCCTCTCGTGGCGTTGGCCAGAAGCCCCGCGGGCGCTGCGGAAGGCCGGGGGTGCGTTTGCTCATCAGGTCAGATGCCCAGCCGTGCGCGATAGCTGGAGCGCAGATCTAGACCAGCCTGCCCCCCCCCATTCGCCCTTCCTGATGATGCCGCCAAGCGCGCGCACCAAGCCCTTCGGGTAGCCTTTGCGCTTCGCCGCGCTCGTCGCGTCCCTCTGGGCGTCGCTATAATCCTCGCCCTTGATGTAGCCATCGGCATAAAGGCGGGAAAAATGCTCCAGCTCGCGCTCGGTAGCATCCCAGAGCCGATCCTTGACTGCGATATCCTCGGCCGTTTCCTTGAATTTCATCTCAGACCCTCCGATTGTGCGATGAGGCATCAGCCGTCGCCTGCAAGCGCCCGAGCGCCATCGCGAGTCGCTGACGGATGCCTTGTGTCTCGAATGATTTGGGCGCGCGGCACGGGCACTCTGCGAGCGCGACGCGCAAGCCGTGAACCTCAGCCAAGGGGAGGCGGATGACGGCATGGCCGTCCTCAACGCGAACAGAGGCAACCAGCGTCATGCCGAAGCCCTTCCGGTCATTTTCTCCGCGAACCCGCCCCATTGCGATGCCATTGCGGCAGAGAGGCCGGGGAAGAAGCGCGACCGATCCGATTTCCGGTTTGGACCCGGTGCCGCGCGGTGGATTTCGTCCCGCGCCGTGCTGCCGTCCAGCGTGCCGGTCGGCTTGAGCTTGGGCAGGCCGCGCAACCATAGGCAGGTGCGTTTTTTCACGTTGTCCGGGCCGGCTTCGTCGGTCCCGAACTGCCACGGCTGGACGCTCTGCACGAACGGCTCATAGCCGCGGATGCGCGCCTTGGCGTGTTTGTGCATGACCGGGTTCTCGACTGCGATGCGCTGGATCGGAGCATTCCAGCAATCCGAGAACAACGCGGCACCCTCGTCCAGCAGCCGCCACATGATGGCCAGACGAGCATCGCGACCCAGAATCGACCACGCGGCCTTCTCGACTGCCGTTGCCTCATCCGGGGCATTGGTTGGCGGCTCCTTGAGCCAGCGGACACCACTATTCGCCAACCGGGTGCAGGGCGGATGCATCACCGCCAGCAGATCCCAGCCATCGTGTAGCAGGTCGCGCACGTCGCCAACGATATGGCGGTTGCTGCGATCCTCGGCCGGCATCAGGTCGCAGGACCACGCATCGTGGCCGAGGGCGGCAAAGGCGCGGCGGACGATTCCGCTGCTTTCACAGGCGATCAGCACCCGCATCACGCCGCCTCTGCCAGCGCCGCCGCCAGATCCACGGAGATGTTGAGCGCGTCGGATATATCGGCCAGCGAATAACCCTGCCGCTGCAACATGCCGATCATCTCTTGCCGCGCGCGGTCGGCGGGCTTGAGCCGCGTTACCTTCGGGGCATCGGGTTGAGCGCTGGACAACTGGTCCGCTCGAACGACCATCGCGCCGGGATACGGGAGCAGGGCGCGGGCCATCGCCGCGCGCTTGTCGGCGGCGCGGACCACATGGCTGACGGTGCCGGCTTCGGTCTCGACCGTGATCTGGAATTTCGGAAGGGTCATTGGGATTTCCTTTCCCGGCGCTCGATCTCCTCGGTCAAAAACTTTTGTAGGGAGGTCAGGCGCGTGGCGCCGAAGTGGGGCAGGAAAGCCAGCCCCACGAAAATCATGATCATCCCTGTCACCAGGATTGCGATAGTTCGCCCTGATGAAGTCCGACCAGAACGTGGCGAAGCGCGCGCGAAATGTGCGCGGTTCAAAAACTTTGGGAAAAGACATTTGAGTTGATCCTGTGCTGTTGTTCACCTGTGCAGAGCGAACAAGACGAGCATTTTGATCAGAGGGGGCGGCGTTCATCGCGTCGCCTCCTCGGGGGTTTGAAACCACACGCTTGGGGGAACTTTCCCCTCCGTGGCGTGGTCAATTTTCTGGATCATGTCGCGGCTAGGCGAACGCTGGCCGGACAGGATCTGGCTCAGATACCCCTTGGATACACCTATCTGCGCCGCAAAGGCGTTCTGCGTGATACCAAGGCTCTTGATATGATCGGTGAGATATTTCATGCGAACAAGTTCGCATATCGCGAACCTTGTTGCAATGTAAAAAGTTCGCTCTGCGCGATTAGCTTTCCAGCAATGTTCCTGCGAACATCCGCGCTATGAAATACCGCATCAAAGAACACCGGAAGGCAAAAAGCTGGACCTTGGATCGACTGGCCGAAGAGGTCGGGACGTCGAAGGGCTATCTATCTGACATCGAGCGTGGAAACCGCACCGCAAGCGTGCCGATGCTGCGCGATATAGCGTCGGCGCTTGGGGTGAAAGAGCAGGAACTGTTCGCGGTTGAGACCGAGCAGGATGAGCAACTTCTCCAGCTTATGAACGATTTCATGCGCCTGTCTCACGAGGACCAGGCGGCGGTTGCTCGCCACGCCCACAGTCTGCTGCCAGACGACGATTGATGTCCGCCCTGATGCTCTCCCTCTGTGCCTCAGTCAGCCGGACTATCGTGCGCAGGAACTCGATTGCATTCACGTCTCTCTCCGATTCCTCTCTCCACACGAGAACATTAGGCGAACATTCGCCCATACGGCGACCTGACGAAAAGGATAGGTGAGAAGCGAATGGGAACCGCATTGTCCGCAATCGCCATCGCGGCTGGGATAGGCGCCATCGCGTCCGGCACCGGCTGGCGCGGCTTCAGTTTCGCTTGCGCCGCCCTGGTCGCGACCGGTGCCGTGTTGCTGTGTATTTTTTGGTTTTTTGGGTTGTTTCAATGAGATTTTATGTGAGCGCAGTTGTTCTGTCCCTTCTCATCCCGAGCGCGGTAAAAGCCTACTGTAGCGAGCCTTCGGAACCCTACTGTCTCCGTGCTTTCAACACATTCGAAGATCAGTTCAGCTTTGATAGTTGCCGTCGCGAAATGGCTAATTTCGCTGATGAAACCAATGATTTCATAACGTGCAAGAACCAAGAACTGCGGGATCTGGCAGACGACACTGCCCGCGTCCAAGCGCGAGCTGGAGAACAATACGACGACGCCGTGAGATATTGGAACTGCAAGGCTGGCGGCGGAACATTTTGCTGAACGCCAGGCCAAACCCGAGGAGCGCCCCATGACCGAGGACACCGACCAATACGAAGCCGCGGTCGATCACCTGCTTGGGCTGCTGGTCATGCTGCACGAAAAGCCAGAGGCGTTTGACCGGGAGGATCTGCCGAACTGGCTGCTGCTGTTGGCGAACGAGCGGGAGCGGCAGGGGGATTTCGGAGCGGCCCGGCTGCTGGACGCGTGGTCGGAGAGGCTCGCGGAGAAGATGAAGAAGGTTGGCGAGGAATAAGGAGCAAATATGGCCCGCAGTGGAGTTCCGGCGTCATGCGATCATTGCGGATTTCTCTTTTGGTCGTCTGTATTTAGACTTGAGGACGTTCCCTCGGCAACATTTACGAATTGCCACGTCACCTGCCCGAGGTGTCGGGGCATGGCAAGGATACTGGATGGAACATTCAGCTTTGTTGGCGACCTTGTTGAGGTGATTTCTGCCCCTGAATGGAGCATGGACGCGCTGAGGCGCATGCAGATCATCATTGAGCGCCATCAGGCGGGAGGCGCTACTCTTGATGATGTAATTGATGAGATAAAAGCCATCGCCCCTAACGCCAGCGAGGGCCTTATTGATTGGATAAAGATCAACGGGGTCGCTCTCCTGGGGGTCTTTATAGCTCTAGTGGGCCTTTGGATCAGCAACGGAGAAAATGAGGCGGAGCGAGAGATCCGAACTCGTGAACTAGATCAAAAAGATCGCTTGATTGGTATGTTGGAACAGCAGTTGGAACAGCGGTTAGTTCCCGAAGCACCGCAAGAACACCACAATCGGCCAGTCGCCAATAAGCCATTGCGTAAAAGCCAACCCGCTCCCCACGCCCAGCACCCAAACAGAAAATCCCGCCGCATAGCCAAGTCGAACACGCGGCCAAAGCCCCGCCCGGACTGGATGCGGTAGCGCCCTCCAGCTTCCGGCAATATGCCCCAGAGCGCCTCCTAAGCAGAATGCGGCGATCAGCAATAGTTCTGCCACGCAACCCCCTCGCCCGCCCCACGGCGGCTTTTTCATGCGCCACTGCCTGACGCTGGCAGGGGCACAATAGCACAGGCGAATCGGGGGTGCTAAAATTAATTCGCTAATCGCGAACATTTTGACTTGCAGGAATGTTCGCCTTGTGCGAACTTCGTCTCATGGCCACGAAGAGGCAGCCCGCCGATCTGGCGCTCGCAGATGAGGAACCCATGTCACGTCTGAACATTGAGAACTGCGCCGTCTGGGGCTCGATCTTCGCCCTGGTAGTCGCCTTCTGGGCAATAGCCGCTGTCTTTGGCGTCCCATTCGCCAAGCACCTCGTCCAGACCGCGACGGAACGCCCTGCCGCCTGTGTCGGCCTCAATGGCTCGGACTGCGTGGCGATGATGGAAGGGCGCTGACATGTCCTTCCAGTTCGAGCCTTACCGCATTCCGCCGCATGACGGCAGCGAGGATATCTCGGACATATGGGCCGAGGAAAACGACCCGGAGAGCGAGCGCGGCGAGTGCTGCGAAGCGTTCTTCGACGACGAGGTGAGCGGCATCGGCTGCCACTGCGCCCTGATCGCGATCCGCGTCACCGGCGGCATGGGGGATGACCTCTGGTCGCTCAACCTGCCACGGGACATCGCGCTCAAACTGCTGAACCCCATGACCGTCACGCGGCTGGAGCGCCTTCGCGCCGACCGCCTCGACGAAGAGTAACCCGGTCCGGCCGGCGCCCCCCCTCCCCCCCAAGCCGGCCGCCCCGCCCCTGCGGCGGTCCTCCTCCCAGCCGCAGGGGCGACAGTTTCGAAAGGTGTTTGTGATGAAAGACATGCTGACAGACGCGCTTGGGCCGGGGGTCCATGACATCAGCGCGGAGATCTATCACTCCGACCCATGCCAAGTCCCTTCCATGTCGTCGACACTGGCGCGCTTAATGCTGGGCCGCAGCCCGCGGCATGCTTGGACCGCTCACCCCCGCCTTAATCCCGATTTCCAGTCGGTTGACAAAAAGACCTTCGATATCGGGCGTGCCGCGCATCGGGCCGTGCTGGGTAAGGGTGGGGATTTTGTCGCCTATCCCGAGCATGTGTTGGCGAAGAACGGAGCGGCCAGCACTACCGCCGCGAAAGAGTGGGCCGAGGAAATCCGTGCCCGCGGAATGACGCCGGTAAAATCCGACGAGTACGAAGTGGTGAACGACATGGCGGCTGAGATCATGGCGCGCCTCGCGTTCATGGGCATCGCCTTCCCGCCGGCGCGGTCAGAGCTCACTGTTATTGCGGAAATTGATGGGGTGATGTGCCGCGCGATGATCGATCACGCCCCCGAGGACCCGCGCCAGCCCCTCTGGGATCTTAAAACCACCACAGACGCCAGCCCGGACGCGGTAATGCGGGCGATCATGGCTTATGGCTACGATATCCAGGCGGCGCATTACTGCGAGGTCTGGAAAGCAGCTACCGGCGAGGATCGGACATTCCGCTTCGTCTTTGTCGAGAAGGAAGCGCCGAACGAGTGCTGCGTCGTGCAGCTTGGTGGCGACACCATGCTGATGGGCCGGAAACGCACCGCCCGCGCTCGTGATATGTGGCGACACTGCGTCACAACCGGCCAATGGCCCGGCTATCCCGCCGAAATAGTTCAGCTGGAACTGCCGGAATTCTATCAGGCCCGCTGGCTGGAGCGTGAAACCTTCGAGGCCGAGGTGAAGAACGCCACGGGCCGCGATGTCCTTGCCTCCGCCTACATGTGGCAGGCCCCCGAAAATCATGGAGACAACCCGTGGGCATGATCCGCTTTATCCCCGTTGCCGAACTAAACGAACCCCTCACGCTGTCCATCGGGCTGTCGGGCGGGTCAGGAACAGGCAAGACCTACACCGCGCTTCTTATGGCGCGCGGAATCGCTGAGACGGTCACCGGCCGTAAGGGTGCCCCTATCGGTTATGTCGATACTGAGAATCGGCGCGCGCTTCACTACAAGGCGGCGTTCCCCGAGATGTGCCATTTCGACTTCAAAGCTGTGGACGAGGTCGGCAATCTAGTCGGGTTCGGCCCGGAACGGTGGATCGAGGTTATCGACGCGGCAGAAGCGGCAGGGCTTCCTGTTCTGATCCTCGACAGCTTTTCACACGCTTGGGAAGGCGTCGGCGGCGTCCTCGATTTGCACGCGACGACCCTGGAACGCCTGACCGGGGGCGACGGCTCTTTGGCCGACAAGCGCAGCCAGCTTGCATGGGCGGAAGTAAAGCCGCGCTATCGCCGGCTTATCGATCGCATCGTGCGGGCAAAGACGAACATCATCATCTGCACTCGCGCAAAGCCCGTGATGCAAAGCGGATTTGGGGTCAAGGCCAGGAACGCCCGCAAGACGAAAACCCGCCGGGAGGACGTGCCGTGGGACCCGGCGAGCGACGGCGATCTGATGTTCGAGATGACTACCATGGTCATCCTAGACCCTTCCGCACCGGGCTGCCCCGTCCACCAGATCAAGGTCGCTGATCAGTTCAAGACCCTGCTGGACCCGCGCCGCCCGATGGGCGTGGAAACCGGACGCGCAATGGCCGAATGGGCGAAAGGGCAAGGCGACGCACAGCGGCAGAAAGAAATACTGGACCATGCGCGCGACAAAGCGCGCGAAGGCACGGCCCGGTTCACAGACTGGTGGCGTTCCGATGAAGGCGTTGCCGCTCGGCCCATTGCCCGCACGATTATCGACGAGTTGAAAGCCCTAGCTGGGGTTGCGGATCGGGATGCAGAGACGTCCGAAGATGATCCATTTGGTCGCCACGGCGTCGGCGATGATGACGGCTTAACGCCTGAACAGCGGGCCGAGTTGGAGAAGGCCGAGGCCGCGTTCCGATCCGCTCAACCCGAAACCGCCTAATCCCTGCCCGCGCCCTTCGTCGCTGAGGGCGCGGCAACTTCCCGGCTGGCCGGTTCGCCAGCGCCGGCCGGGCTTTTCCCAAAGGAGACAGTCATGTCAGACGACACCAACTATTCC